TGTTATATTACTTGCTACTGTATTTACGTTGCTTATAGCTCCAGCTGTAGTATTAATATTACCTATAGATCCTGCTGCTGTATTTACGTTACTTATAGATCCTGCAACAGTACTAACATTACTATTATTAGTTGCCACAGTTGTTACGTTACTTGCTATTCCTGCTACTGTAGTTACGTTAGCAGCTACACCAGCTACTGAGGTTACGTTACCTGATATTCCAGCTACTGTAGTTACATTACTATTATTACCTGCAACGGTTGTTACGTTACTATCAATAGCTGCTACTTCACCTATTTCAGTAGATATAGAAGCAACAGTAGCAATATCATTCTCTTCAACAGTAATAGTATTACCCATAGCATTACCATGAGCAGTACAATAGTATCTTGCAGGCATTGTACCTGTTTTAGGTATAGCTAATACAACAGTAGCACCTGCGTTACCTGCACTACCACTAACTGTTACACCGGTAGTATAAGCATTACCACCAGAATCTTTAAATGCTAGTGGGTGTCCTCCTACAGTTCCGTTGCTTACGTCAAATGTATAAGTAAATCCTTTTACTAGTGTTAATGCAGGAGCATTTACTCCATCTAGTACAAATACGTTACCACTGCCTGGGTTTGTTACAGTTACGGCATAAGTTTTTGTACCATCAAGGATTCCTGCAAGACTGTTTATGTTATTTTGTTCTGCAGTTGTAGGCTTTAAGTCTTCCCACGCAGATCCGTTGTAAGCTTTCATACCACTTGTATTATTAAAGTACAAAGCTCCTGTAATTAGTGAATCTCCGTCGTTATCTGCAGACGGATTGCTACTTTTTGCGCCTAAATACCTGTCATCAAAGTTATCGTAGCTAGTTGCAGCGTTACTAGCACTAGTTGCAGCCGCTGAGGCTGAGTTTGACGCGTTAGTTGCGCTAGTAGACGCGTTAGAAGCGCTTGTATTAGCCGCAGACGCACTAGAAAGCGCAGAGTTTGCTTGTGTTGTGGCATTTGTGGCCTGAGTCGACGCTGTCGAAGCTGAAGCTGCTGCGTTTGTAGCACTAGTTGCTGCATTTGTCTCACTTGTAGCAGCGTTTGTCGCGTTTGTGTTAACAGAAGACACAGCATTGCTAGCTGTTGTGGCGCTACTGGCTGCGTTTGTGGCGCTTGTAGCTGCTGCAGTTGCAGAACTAGCTGCTGCAGTTGCTGAAGCTGCCGCTTCTGTGGCTTTTGTTGTTGCTGTGGTTGCTTGCGTAGTCGCTGTAGCTGCCTGAGTAGTGGCTGTATCTGCAGAAGTTTGTGCCGATGCAACATCTGCTGCCACCAAATCGGGTATACCGTCGATTTTTGAGTCAGTAAATAAACCACCTTTAGCTGCATTGTCTGTAGCTCCTGTAAACTGACCTGCTCGTGCTGGTGTTGTCATTATATTAACCCTCTCCCGTTAAAGTTTATTTGTACATTACCTCCAGAAGAATTACGCTTAGCATCTTCGTCATTAAGTTCTTGAATTTCACCATCAAACATTATTTTATATTTAGCTGCTTGTTCGTCATCGCCCACAAAAGCAAATATTTCTACTAAAGCTCCATATAATAATATTTTTTCGTTTTCATCTCGTAACCAATTAGGTACTTCTGTGCCTATATAATTTGCTGTATTAGTTCCTGCACCATCTGCTGCGGCTGTTGCCTCTGTAGATGTTAAATACGCATCAGTTGTGTTACCATTTACAAAGTATAAAGGTGTTGTACCACCTGATGTAGTTAAAAATCCAGCTTTATAGTTTAGTACAGTAACCGCATACTTAGCGTCTAGGGCAGGTAAACGCCTGTAGTATAGCATTTCAATAGCATTACCCGCATTACTATTAGTGTTTTCACCAAAGGCAGGACTTACATAAATAACATTACGCTCTCTTGTAAAATAGTTATTGGCAGTATACTTTTCAGCAGAAGGATCATTAAATGTTCTTACATCTAACTTTTCATTCCATACTCTAGTAGGTAAACCAGCAGCGTCTATTTCTTTTATTTGTATAATTTCTATTAAATCAAACGGTATTTTTAATTCAGTTCGGCTTAATCTAGTAGATGTACTAGTAGTTGAAGCAGCTTCTAATAAAGACTTTTCGTATTCAGCTACATTTTCTAAAGGAGGTACTCGTAGTTTTCTGTAAGCTTTATCTGCTGCGTATTTTAATGAATCTTTTATTTGATCGTCACTAACAACTTCCTCATCTCTATTACACCAACTGCGTACTAATGTAACAAGTTCAGCATAGGTCATAATAATCCTCCTATGTATTAATTAATAGATGAGGATATTCTTGCTTTAAAATTATTTTTAATTTTGCCATCTTGTCAGTATCTTGCATAAAGGTTTGATCGTGTAAATCAATACCCCAATCCTCTTTTATTTTAATAGCAACTATATCTGGTATAGTAGCCATCTTACGAAAACCTTTATACTTTGTTCTGCCAAAATAGTTTTGCTTATCCCTGTCTAATTTTGCGCTATCTAAATATTGTTGAACGTTTTGCGTAGCTTGCCACTGTCCGGTCTCTAAATCAAATCCTGCTTTAATAGACTTTTTAGGATCTACTGTAGCACTACTAAAATCAAATTCATATTGTTTACCCATAATTACTCCTAAGTTGCTGGTTCTGTTATAGCAACAAATCTACCTGACTTACCTATATAACCTAGTTCGTCACCTGCAGTTGCAGCTGCTGGGTTTGCGTTAGTTGCTACACTACCTGCATTAGCAGTAAAATGAGTTAGTTTATATCCACCACCTGTTGCTTCTGCTATTCTAAAAACAGATCTATCTACTGGATATATATTTCCGTTTGCGGATCGTATAACGTACATTTTTCCCTCCGTTATTAATATGTATATCTTGGTTGTTTAGGAAGTTCTCTTAATCCTAGCACTGAACCAAGTCTATCTAAAAGACTTAATTTACGTATGTTTGTTGGCGTTCTTGGAACACCTAACTCTTCTAATCTTTTTAAAGCTAAACTTTCTATAGCTTTTATTGCTTCAGCATGACTTCCTTCTGGTATATTTACGTTTTCATACTCTAATAAATCAGCTGTTTTGCTATCACCTATCTCTGGAGGATATAGAAAATCTGCGTAACCAGTACTTCTATCATCTAGTACATCTAAAGGAGTTAAGTTCCTATGTCTCATAGATGATGTAAAATTACCACCATATCGTTCCATTTCTGTAAACATTGCTTTTTGTTGATCGTTCATTCCTCCAAACTTAAGCATACGATCTATATATTTATCGTTTTCTTTTTTATATTCTTCTTTATTAATTTCTTTATTTGTGTATTTATTCCATATATCGTTGTGTGTATCAAAGCCCATTTCAATTAATTTTTGCTCAGCAGCCTCTTCAGCTTTAGCATAATCAGCTTTTAAAGAAGTAATTAAGTTTTGTACGTTTTGTACGTCAGAACCTAACTCAGTAGTTGAATCATAAAAAGGTCCTTGTTCAGGAACAAACTTATCTCTTTTACCAGTAATTATAACTTCTCTTCTTCTTGGATCATATGCGCTTTGATAGCCATGACTTGCTAACCACATTTGTTCATTTACTATATCTGGGCGACTAGCTGTACCATAAGTAAAAGGACCACTTTTACTTGTATTTAAGTTAGGGGCTTGAGCAAAATTAAGAGGACCAAAAAGATAATCATCTGCATAATGATCTAACTCGTGTCTAAGTGTAGACCACCACGGTGATTTTGCATAAATATCTTTAATATTATTTTTTCTAAACGATTCTCTCAGACTAGAATCTTGCGCCATTAGGTCTCCTAAGAAATCAGTTTCTACAGGATTTATAGTAATACCTTGTAAATACTGATCGTTTAACACTCCTATAGGTCTCCAGTTATAACTACCTAAGTTACCATCTTCTCCCATATCTTTGTCAGCATCTTGAAACGCATTAAAATCTATTAACTGACCGTAATCTCCTCCAGTTCTTTTTTCTATATCATGAAGAGCTAGTATTGCTCTAGGACTAGTATTAACGTATTTATCAATATCAGCTCTAAACTCTACGTCTCCTAACGCACGATGATGATAAGGCACAGTTCTTTTATAGTTTTCAACCATAGCTTTCTTTTCATCTATGGTCATAAATTCTAGTGGTTTAGCCAAAGGAGCTGGTACAACTAAAGGACCTATGTTATTAGGTCTTGGCATTGGTACCCGTACTTCCATAACTTACCTCATCAAAAAAATTGGGGAGGCGATTAAACCTCCCCAAAAAAGTCTTATGCAAGACCGTAAATAGCTCCGCAACCTTTTGGGTTACGCACTTCAAGAGTGCACTCTTCAACCATCATTCCGACAGTTGAGTCACCCTTTTGTCCTACGTCAACCTCTTGTAGAGATCGTAGGTAAGCTGTTGAGAACCACATTGGATCATAGATGTAAGCTGCAAAGTCAGCCATATCTGGAATTCCACTGCTTGTGAAATAGTTAGATGCGTGGCCATCACCTAAGATAGCAGCATGAGAGTTAGATAATCCCATGATATAGTTAGGCACAACCATGATGTCACCAAAGTCAGACATGTATACATCGACAGATTGTCGTAGTTTACCACTGTCACCGATTTCTCGCTTAACCCCGGTATCAGATACCATTAAATCAGAGAAATCTCTACGGATTTTTGGTGAAACCATAACTTTAGTAGCTTTACCACCTTCCTCATAGATTTTCTGCATAACCTGATCAATATCAGATAATGTTAAAGAACCTCTATTTGGAGCTGCAGAAGAAGATACGTTAACGCTAGATCGAGGAATAGCAGTACCTTCATTATCGTTACCTGCACCTGTAGTAGCAGCAGAAGGAGCTTCCCATTGCCCTACATAGTTACAAGTAGCTGTACTGTTAATAAATGATGAATATCCACCCGCAGAACGTGAGTTAGCGTTTTGCGAACCTACAGCATTTGAGATGTTATGAGCATGAATCATATCAAACTCAACGTCACGTCGTAGTTCAGTACCACGCTTTTTAAGTTGATATGCGTATTCATCAGCTACACCAGCCTGATCGACAGCTCGTCTAGTTCCTGACACAGCAATAGTTTTACCATTGATCTGTGTATAGTTACCTAGTCTGGTTCTGTTAGGACCAGAGACTGCGAACTTAGCACCAGTAGCAGGTGTTGCACCTGTACCACCAGAACCATCAGCAGTTGGAGCGATCCAATCAGTACCCTCACCAATTCGTGAGTTACCAGGAGCTTCGAGCTCATCAGTCTGCCATTCATGATAAATAGCAGTAGCTTTAGTTTTACCGATAGATGCTGTAAAGGGAGTTTCGTCCCTTGTTATCATTGTAATAAAATTAGCAAGATCCTCTCTTTCAGAGACGTCCTTGTTTGTAGCACGCGCTGGACCTGCTGGTCCGCCTGTACCACGTACACCGAGTGTATTAGCCATAAGTAGTTACCTCCAAGGCATTGAGTTAATATTAAATATTACCCAGAGATCGCTCAGCCATAGCCCTTAAAAAATCTTTTTCATCACTTGAATTACCTTCACCGCTTAGCACTTTAGACCTCAGTACTTGTTTAGCATCAGATTTCTGTTGTGTAACAGTCTTAGCTTTTTTAACTGGGGCTTTTTTAGCAGGTAATGCTTTACGTTTTACAGCGCCTTTAGTAACGCCTTGTTTTAACTGTCTGTAATCATCAACAAACTTTACAATAGTTGGGTCAACTACCATATTTAAAACATCTTCAGATATACCTTCAGCTAATGCAAACTCACGAATTTGTTTCGCTTTGCTTTCATCATATCCAGGTATTAACGTCGGTATTGTTTCATTAAAATGAGATATTGAAGCTTGCCATTCCTTTTGTAATTGTTCTTCTTGGCTTTTTTGAACAGCCTGTCCTAAACCCTCACGTTGTTGTCTGGCTTCCCAATACTCCTTTTGTGCTTGTTCGCGTTGATCTTTTAATTCAGTTAAATTGTAAGTATCACCACTTGTACGTGCTTCAGTGATCTTTTTTTCAAGCTCATGATATTGATCTGCTTTGGCTTTCTCTTGAGAATAAAGTACAGCTACACTTGCTTTAGACATATTGTCAAGCTCTGTTAGTTTACTTTGAAATTCTGCTTCGAGTTTTTTCCTAGCATCTCCAAGCTCTCGACCCTTATTAGAAAGAGATTGTTCAGTAGAGTAACCTTTAATAAGATCACCAAAAGATATTTCAGTTTCTTGTCCATCAATTTTGACAGAAACTTTAGCATCTAAGTCCAAATCATCTTGCGAGTAAATTTCAGATTGTTGGGTAGCGGCAGTCGCAGCATCCTCAACTGGAACTTCTTCACCTTCTGTTTGAACCTCTTCTTCAACTTCTTCACTAACGGCTTCCTCAGACTCTTGGGTCTCTGAATCTGATTTTTCCGGGTCTAACTCAGGTACTTGCTCTTCGGGTAGAGATTCCTCGTCATTCGAAACAAAATCCGAATTACGAACAATGTCAGCCAGCAACTGTTCCTCTGTTCGACCTACATCGGCTTGGGAGTCATCCTGTTGGGTAGAGTCCACTTGCGCTTCTGTATTGTTATCCATTTGCTACCTCCTTTTTAGGGGCTGCTTTTGAATTCTTTAATTCCTTTAAATATACATCTTTAAGAGCATACAGGTTAACTAATAAACTTGCATTTATTTTACATTTACCTGGTGATCGCATTGAATCATACTCTAATGTATTTATCATATTATCGATATTATACAATAATTCCGATTTATTTATCTCCCTCACTACTATTCTCCTTCATGTGTGGTATGTTTTTTCCATAAGTTTCGAAAGCAATCATCTTCTCTTTGACACTACCTAGCGCCATAGCAGATGCATATAAAAACTCTCGAGACTTAGTTTCGTGAGGCTCGGTTTTTAACCATTGCATAAAATATTCTACTAGTATATCACCATAGACTTGATCAAAAAACTCATCTCGTTCTTTAGCTGCAAAGTGCCCACGGGTGTGGGCTCTTCGTGCTAGTTCTTCCGGGTGAACTTTATGATTTCCATGGGACGCAGAATTATTTAGCCTCGTCTCGGCTGCTTTCTTATACTGGTCCATAATAATCCTTAGTTTATTTTAATAGTCCTAGGTTTCTTCTCTTCAGGAAGTATTTTTTCTAGTTTAATAGTTAATAATCCGCAGATTAGTGATGCGTCTTTTACGATTACATCTTCAGCTAGCGTAAACTTTTTATTAAACTTTCTGTAAGAAATACCTCTGTAAAGTTTATCATCATCGTTTTTATTCTCTTTTGCAGATTTAATTGATAGCATACCGTCAGCTACTGTAATATCTATTTCAGATTTTTCAAAGCCAGCTACAGCCATTTCTATCTTAAAGTTTTCTGCGTCCTCCTTTATAATATTAAACGGAGGATAAGTATCCGTGTTAGTATTTGCGGCTAATCGTTCCACCAATCTATCAAAGCCAATAGTATAAGGTGTGTAATTATTAAACCAATCTATAATTTCTAAATGTCTATTCATTTGTTTCTCCTTAAAAAGCAAGATAATAAATGAATAAGCAAAGTCCGATAACCATAACAGTATGCGTTATCATAGCTTCCTTATTCATTTAGGTTACTAGTGTATTGTACACTACTTCGTTAACTTGTGCAGCAGTACCATGAGAAGTTTTTAAGTTCACCAAGGTTTGTGCACCATTGTTAAGACCTGTGACTATTTGGTAGTCCTTAGGCCCTATTGTTAAATCTGATTGCACTACTGTACCAGCAGTCGCCACATCAAACGTTATTGTAGCATCACTATGGTTTGTTACCATAATAATACCTCCACCAGATCCGCCAGCAGTAGTTACTGTTCCTGACTGAGCTGCGCCAACGCCTGAAGCATTAATTGTTACTGTTCCCATTTGGGCGTCCTCCTAATATTTGTTGTGCCATCATTAATATTTCGTTATAAGAAGGATGTTGTGGCACTTGCGTTCCTTCTTTGACAGCTTTAATATTTAAATCTGCCCATTCTTGAAAATGTTTATCAATAGAAACTGCTAACTGTCTAGCATTATCGTCCATTGTATTTTTAGCTTGAGCTCTAGTATACTGTACATTTGCTGATTGTAAGTCAACTTCAGCAGCAGCTCTTTGTTGCTCAAGCTGCTTTGCTAGTTCAGCGTCTTTTGTTTGCTTTTCAACAGACTCCATTGCTCGTTGTCTAAACTCTTCAGTATTGTAATCTTCTAAGAAATCGTTACTATCCATATTCATGGATTCTATTATTTGAGTTGCTAAAACAGCTGGTGCTTCAGGTCGTATAACTATACCTGCACCATTATTATTAAGAGCTGGAAGAACTTCTGCACCTATTTTTTGTAATTTTTGTAACTTGTTACTATTACTATTTTCTCCTATATCAAGAAGAATTTCAACGTCCATCTTAGATGGAAGTGCGTTCATATCTACGGTTTTATATACACCATCCATGCTATATGAAACTTTACGCTTCATGCTCTTGTGCATAGTTTCGTAGACTCCAGCAATCAACCGCTTAAATCCTGTTTCCGCAAAACGCCGCGCAATATGTTGAATACGCTTCTGGGCTGCTGATTGGACAGCGGCGAACTTTTGTTCTGAATTTCCTGAAACGTACAATGTGTCATTAAGACCTTGTACAGTCTTACTCATACCAGTTGCTTGCTCTTTAATAGTTTGCAAATGCTCTAGTAAAGGCACAGTACCAGTAGATATAGTTTCAGGTGGTAAAGTAGAAACTGCAGCTTGTGGATTACCATTAGTAGGTATTATCTGCTTTGGCTTCATATTTTGTAAAGCAGAAAAATCAACTATATTAGGATCCGCTAACTTAGGAGCATAGTTTGTAAGATATGTATTTTCTACAAAACCTCTTAGTATTGCTGTAGAAGCTAATGTTGAGCTTCTTGTAAAGTCTGCCATTGACAAACCATAAAATTCAAACGGTATATCAATAGGCACAATAGATGCTAGTGGTATTTCTTCTACATCGTTTTCATAAACAATGTGGTTACCAATAGTCATTATGTGCTTTAGTTCAGCAATGCCATCTCCGTCTCTGTCTACTTCAATCCAGCATTCAGTTACATTCACATTTATGTTTGCTTCTAACGGTACTTCATGTTGTTCAACAGATCCTTGCCAATACTCTTGTCCTGTTACAGCTTTTCTAGCTGCTACATCTTGAGAGTATTTTGCAGAACCTAACCATGAAGTATCGTGCATATTATCAAAATCAATATCATCAACTACGTCAGGATAATATTTTCTTATTTCAGATCTAGTCATCTGAGTCTGTATACCTACAAACTGAGCATCTTCTATTTCTGTAGCATCTCTTGATATTCTAAAGTTTTCAGGTGGAACTAACTCCAACTTAACTCTAGACTTATCTATCTTCTTTCTTATTCGTACGTCTTTATATACTAGCTCAACGTTGTTTACTTCGTTATCCATACTAGTAGTTCTGTTTTGGTATTTTAATTCACCAATTACCTCTGCAGTACTATCAGATAAAATTTCGTCAAGCTTCATTTGAGTTACTTCTTCGTAATCCTCAAACACATAATCATAATCTTCTATGTAATCCCATCTACATACTGCATTTTTCCATAGCAAAGAACATTTAATCCAGCTAGATAAAAACTCCCAGCCATTATTCTTTTTAAATATACAGTAGTTTACTACATCACTTGCGTCTCTTGCAGCTTTAAAAGCTCCTGGACTATCATCATAAGGCACAAACCTAGCTAACCTATGATTAGATAAAAATAAATCAGAAAGTATAGCAGTATAAGCCTCAATAACCTCTGTTGTAGAAGTATCAACTATTGATGAAACTCCTTGTGGTGATAGATGATCAGCCGCCACGCCAGCATATTCATATGTTGATTTCAGTCTTTCTCTTGCAAGATCAGAACTATTTAAAAAATCACCAGTACTACTTTGAACACCCTGCTCTATCATATTAATAAGCTGTTCATCAGTTACTGGTTCTTTATAACCGTAACTTTGTGCCATTAATATTTACCTCCAATAGGAGAGTATATCTTAGCTGCTCTTTCTAAATCTATTCCGTCGTATTCTCCAGGCTTTGGTAAAACACGATCTTCATGTTTTTCTTTTTTCTGGTCTTTTATATCTTGTTCAACAGATTGCTGAATATATGTTTTATCTTCTGGCATGATCCGCTCCTGGGTTCAATCAATCAAGTATTAATTCAAAATGTGGCCCATCTATAAACGGGCGTCTTCCTTGTGATCTTCTTAGATCAACGTATTTATTCATAGCTTCTTCAGCAGTGCCTGGATAGTCTCTAATATCACCTTCAGACCAAGCAGCTCCCCACTTAATAGCTATATTTTGTGCTTTAGCTGCTTCTTTCATTGCATCACATATATCATCATACACATTTATTTCCCAACAAGGTTCTCCGTCTACATATGCCATTAAGTCTACAGCATGACAATAGCCATCATCTTGTTTTAAATGCTTACTCTTCATAGTTTGTGATCTGCCAGCAGCTACTAGCTTTTCTTGTTCTTCTACGGTTCTTACACCATATATAACACCAAAGTCTACTTTAGTTAATTCAATAGCCTTCCTTACAACAGAATCCATATATGGGTGTACGCCAACTAGTTTCTGAAACGATCTTTGTGATAATTTAAAAGCCATAACTTTCCTTTTTATTTTTTGCTCATATAAGCAGTTGTACCCATGTATGCGCCTACTATACCTGCGCCACTAATATAAAATAAATTACTAATATCGGCTAATGCAGCTATTCTTTCTAAAGGTAAAACAAACATTACCACCGTGAACGCACCCATTCCGATAAGTGTCCAAGTGGCCATTCGTCTCTGTGCACGTTGTTTCCGTAAATTATGTTCGACTTCCTTAATTTCTTTGACATGCCTGAGTTCTTCATCTGTAACAATTCCGTCTCCGTCCTCGTCATATTCATTGTACTTGCTACCCTTTTGTAAGGATTTCGTATCTTCCACATTAATTCCTCATATGGTTCCATTAGTTAAAGTTTTTAGGTTCTACAGTAAACTCAAGATCCATATCTTCTAAAGCTTTCTGTAGTTGTTCGTCGGTCATATCAGAAGTCTGAGTGACTTGTGTTATATCTTGTCTTTGTAATTTTGGTGCTTCAAACTCAGCTAATACTGTTGCTAGTCTTGTTGCTTCATCCATATCTTCAGCAGCTAATGCTTTTGTCATTGCTATTTTTAATACATCTAATGCTGCTGGTGCATCGTCTTTCACTTCATCTTTTAAAGCTTGCCAATCTTTTAGCGTTACTTTTAAAGCTTCCCGCGCTTCTTTATTAGCTTTACGCGCAATTACCGAATTTTTTTGGCCCGCGCGCGCACCTTCACGAGTGAAGGGGCGCAGGTTCTTTAGTGAGTTTGGATGTGAATTGCCACCTCTACTCATGTTACTCTCCACTGTTTTTTATAAAATTCTCTAATAGGGGACACTTTAACATTTCCATCTTCTTCTAGCAGCTTTACCTCTTTCGCCGGTCCATCCCTTAGACCTCGCACAAAAAGATTTTCTTCTGCCTGCTGCCTTACTTCCAGGTTTTACTTTACCTGTTACAGCAGTTTTTAGTTTAGATCCAGGATTAGCGCGTTTATACTTTGCTACTCCTTTTGCCGTTAATCCAGCTCCTGATTTTACTGATCTCTTTTCACCTCTTCCTACAGAAAGCTTAACGTTTTTACTCATAGTTACTTCTCCCACCTATAGAATATATGTTTATCAATCCTCGTTGTTCGTGTTTTTGTTTTAGCCCATGATGGCCTAACGTAGCTTGCGTGATAGTGAGTAGCACCATCGGTTACGTCTAGATTAATACTTTCACCCATTATTATAGATGCATGTCTTATAGCGTTACTCCATGCTTTACTTTTTCTTCTAGGTTCATCAGACTTTCCATCGCAGTACCAGGAAAACTGGCATTTGCCTATTACTACCTTTCCGTTTTTATATGTTAAACCCTGCTTTACAACCTCACAGATTGTGTTAGGGTATCTATGGTCTTCTACTCGATTCATTACTACTTGAGCAACCGCAAATTGCCCTAGCATAGATTGGTTCTTTGCCTCGTGATATATATTAGCAGCCATACACATAAGTGCAGTTTCTAGTATCATATCCACCTCGTATTATCTGTAGGTGTCGTTGAAAACTTTTGGTTCCATGGCACCTTATTAGTTGTTATACGATCATAGTGAGAGCGCAGTACTTCTAATCCAATAGCAAGAGACATTACATAATCGTCATAACATCCTGGAGCTGCTTCTGCTTTCCCATGGTCATTTACTATATAGTCTTTTAGTTCCTGGATAACTTCAATGCTAGGTATGTATACGTCCTCGTTTTCTATAGCATTCTTTAAGTTTCCTATTATTGTACTTCTAGTTGCTGTAGTAGTTCTAAAGCCTAATCTTTCTCCTTCTTCTCTACTTACGTTAGCAATCTTTGTTTGCTTATATAAATTTATATACCCCATGTCATCTAACTTCTGTAGTGTAGCTATACCCATAGAGTTAGATTCTACAGCAAGCAAAGCATTGTTATAATATCTTCCTAGATAGAATAAAAAGTCTCCGAACTTGCTAGGATCTATTCTATTGTTTCTATATACTGCAACTATATTGCGCTTTTCATCAAGCACAATAGAAGCAGAATAATCTTTACCTACTCCAAGAGCAACATCAGCTCCTATAACATATCCTTTTTCATGGTTAGGATAATCATAGATTTCAATGTCACCCTCGTTAGTAGTTTCAAAAAACTTAGAATCTAAGTCTAATCTCATCTTCTTTAAATAAGGTACGGGTTCAAGAGCGTTTAATTTACCTAAATCAAATACACTGCTGCCACTAACTAAGAAGGCTTCCTCAGGATGACTCGGATACTCCTGGACAAATTTTCTTTCACCCGACTCAGAAATCTTGAGACGACGCCAGTATAGCTGATCAAAGTCCAGTCCATGTTCATCAATGAGTTTAAGCTCTTCTTCAGTAGGTTCAAAATTTTCCGGAGCTTCTCTCCTATATTCAGAAGTGATATACCAAGGTAGAAATATAGGTATGTACTCTGACTCACCTCTATAATAACCTTTTTCAGCTTGCTTCCAAAGCCTATAGAATTCTCCTTTTGCACCGTTGGCTGTCGATTCCAGTATAACTTCGGTACCCTCAGCTTGAGAGATACCTTGGAATAATCCGGCAAGAATCTTCTCGTCAAAAGTCCAAAAGGCCACCTCACTAAGGTGAGCAATAGTAGGGGTAGTTCCACGACCCGCTTCTGGAGAACCCGCCGTATATAATCTATATCCTGCATTGTTATGCTCAAATTTAATCTCCTTTGCGTTTGATGCTATTAAAGGAGGTTTGAATTCATTTTCCATTCTTTCTATTAAGTTTTTGCTCATGCTAAATAAAGCATCAGAAGTAGCACTGTCATGAGCCATTACCACAGATCTTGCATTAGGAGTAAAGTAACTCTTCCATGCAGTGCGAGCAGTACAATATGTAGATATTCCTTGTTGACGAGCCTTTAATACAAGTGCTCGTACTCTGCCTTTTTCTTTTAATTGTTTTTCTAGTTGTCTGTTTATTTCTTTTTGTGCATCATTAAATAAGAATGGAGTAAACCCCTTAGCAGCATCTTTTGTTATTATTTTGACTTGATCCTTTGCGAATCTTTCAAAGTCGGTTTCGTATCTTGATAAGAGTTTTCTTCTTCGTGCTTCTTTAATGATGGCAAGTTTTTGTTTATTGTCCATAATGAACCCCAATAGCTAGCAAGATGATTACCGCTATCACGCCTAGTACTATCAAATCCTGCTTTAAATGTTTTTTGTTCATTATTAATCCTTTTTATCCAATCACTAACACTAATACCTACATCATCGCAGGGATCATTGTAGAGAATCATTATACCTCCTGGTTAAAATTTAACCAATTGTTATCTCTACTAGGGGACACTTCTTTAAATAAACTTAAAAAAAATACGCTATATATATACACCCCCTTATATTTTTATACCCCCCTTCTTTTTATATCTAAAAAATATTATTTATTCCATTAATAATATTTTTAAATCTATATCTCGTATCTTATTTTCTAAATTATTTCCTTAACTTACTCTCTCTTCATTAACTTACTCTCTAATAATTTAAAAATAATCTATATAATATATAATAACTTATATTCTTATACTTTATTATATATAACTCGATGTGATTAATTACTAATCCGTCGTGTATTAACCGCAGTTGTTGTAACTGCACAAAGCGCAATAGCGCAGAAAGGAGTCCAACATGGCTCGAAATACAACAAAGAACGTGTATCAACTTGCAAGAGTTGTTTACTCGTTGCTTGCATCGAAGAAGCTGTTCAAGCAGTCTTCGTCTGCAACGTTAACCTACTACGCTGACTTTCTTAAGGATCGTCACCATGTAGTGGCTAACGAGCCTTTCGGCGGAATCATGTCAAATGACCCAAAAGGTCATGATGGTTTCGTAATGAAACGCAAGGCTTTTGCAGTTGTGCTTTTCGCTTGCCTTACAGGTAAGAAGAAAGCAATCGTTGCTGCAATCGAGATCTTGCAAGCGGAACTCGATTCTTCTCCAAAGAAGAAGAAGAAGGATAAAACCTCTGAAAAGAAGGTTGAAACCTCTTCCGATTCTTTGGAAGATATACTTGATTAATTTCAAGGTTGGCAAAGGCACTCTCAATGGGTGCCTTTGTTTTTAAAAGGGAGACCACCGTTGTCGGCCACCGCTGTGGCCTTTACGGCTACCTTCATCTGCTAGTGCATATTATTATTTTCTAAAAT